CCCAGATGTTGTGATTGTGATGTGTGACTTCCAATTTTACATCATTATATGGAAGGGGTTGGGATGAACGATTTCCCTATGTAGTGAGGTGCCACACCCACGGGCGGTGTAGCAGTAAGATACTGTGCGCTGAGACCATAGTCGGCACGGTAAATCTTATTTGTGGCTTCACTTGCATAAAATTGTCCATAACCACATTCTCCGAATTCGTCGTTCATTTGTAAAATTTCGAGTTCAGTGAGTTCATACCGAGCATAAACTTCGTCGTCGTCAACAAAAAAGGCATCCGAGTTGTCAGAGACAACCTTGTATTCGAGTGCTTTCCTAGTTATAACGTCGTTCTTTTCGTCAAACAGTCCACCTGCGACCGCCTTCATCCTCGAAATGAGTTTGAAAGAAGCGTTTGGGTAAGCTCCTTGTAACAACGACGCCTGTTGTCGATCACATCGTGACTTCATAGAGTCGTTTCTGCTTCCTGGTAAGTCCCCTTTTATGGAGCCAGAAAGTCTTAGTAAAACGCCAAGATTAAGTAAAGCACGTAGATCTCCGTTGGTGTCGGTGACAGGGGAGTGTTTAAGAAATTGAAGGAAGTGCCAATTGGTGCATTCGTCACAAGTGACTATGTACCCAGCAGTCCGCGCAGCATTAATGACATCTTGTTTGCAGGTGATGTCAGTTTGGCTGATTGCGAGTGCTATTGTTTGGCATGCTAAGTTATTGATACTGGTGGTGATGGTGGAACCAGAGTACAGACGTGCTGTCTCAGGCTGGAGAGTAACTTTCTCCTTTTTGTTAAATAAATTGGTGATTGTGATGGCTTGTTCACATTGCTGCACTAATTTCCGAGCATCCTTCTGATATTGTGGAGGATGTATGTTGACATAAGCGTCAAACAATGAACTCGTGTGTGATGCATCGCATGATGAAATATCCACGTTAAAACGTAGAACCTCACCGGTTTTGGTGCGATACGACAGGCATGAGTCGTCAGAAAAATAGGCGAAGAAGAACCTACCAGGTGGATTGATCAGCTTTTCAAAAACAGACACGAGTGCTGAAGGTGTTGGAACCTTACAGAACTCGATACGTCCACCGCCAATGTTGAGTGGTTCTTCAAACATGGCTGTTTTTGTGGCGTTTGTGATTCTAAAACCCTGTAGTGACGCAGGGCAACCAAGGTCTCCAATCATACGAATAGT